GGTTTAAGTAATCTCTTTGATACTACTGGTACTCTTCGACCTTTGGCTGAGAGACAAGTAATAGACCAAAAATTCTACATGATTACACCTAGTCTGATCTCAGAACTATCGGGTGCAGATAATCTTTATTACGCGATAAATAAGTATAGCATGGACGATATCAGTTCAGCTAGGTTGATTGACTGGAACAATTTTGGAATGTTAGTTAATCCTAGTCTTTCTGATAGAGGTTTATTGCCGAGTTCTATAAACTTAGCTAAAGTACATGAGGACTTTTTAACAAATTCATTTAAAAACAGATAACTATATGGCTGGATTTTTAGACACATTGAAAGGAAGAACTGGAGGAGCTTTGGCCAGTTTAAGTAAGTTTGGTACTCGCCATGAGGATCTTCTCTTAAAAAACTCACAAGCAATCGGATTTATTGAGGGTCAGCTACAGGCTAGAAGCTCTAGGCTAAGCTCCAATGATGAGTTGATGAAATTTTCAATGGCTATTGCTGATACTACTTCTCAACTAAGAACAAAAGCTATTGCTTTTTTTCAGTTAGATTATGTAGTTAAGAGAGAGCGCTTACGGGATGTTGCATCAAACGGAGAGATAGAATTCATCTTAGAAACAATAGTCGATGACATGGTGGTCTATGATGAAGAGGCAAGGTTTGCCTATGCAAAAGACATGACTGGCAAGCTTCTATATAGAGGAAACACCAAAGAAGATCGTTTACACTATCAAGAATCTGTGATTAATAAGTACAATGATAACTTTGAAAAGATCTATACTGCTTGGGGATTCGGTGAAGGTATCGCTGCTTGGCAGTATGCCTTTCAATTCTTAGTAGAAGGACACCTTTCTTTTGAGATCCTATATGATAACTTAGAAAAACCAAAGGAGATAATAGGTTTTAAAGAGATCGATCCTGCAAGTATCGCTCCTCAACTACAAAAAGATCCTAAGGGCAAGCTTTTCTTACAGTGGGTACAGTACGATCCAAATAGTGGTTCAACTAGAGTATTGAATGATTCACAAATAATATACTTATCTTATGCCAACCATTTTAGGACAAAGCGAGTAAGTTTCGTAGAGAGATTAATTAGGTCGTTCAACTTATTAAGAATCATCGAGCACAGTAAAGTAATTTGGCACGTAATGAATGCGCCGATTCGTCTAACTACTACAGTTCCAATTGGAAGTAAAAGCTTTCAAAAAGGCCAAGAAGATGTTCGTGAGTTTTTAAATCTGTTTAAAGAAGATATTAGTTTCAATGGAGATACTGGTGAATTAAACGTTGACGGTAAACCTAATATTCTTTTCTACAAGAATTATGTTATGCCAATAAACGATCAGCAACAGCAGATAAAGATAGAGGCTTTACAGACACCTGGACCAAACCTTTCTGGTTCAGAACTCCTTAACTACTTTTACAAGAAGTTGAAGATGGATTCTAAAATTCCTTATTCTCGTTGGGAAGGACAAAGCGGAATGGGTGCATTTACCCTTAATGCTGAAGGTATAACTAGAGAAGAGGTAAGATACCAAAAATTCATTAGGCGATTAAGATCAGCCTTTTCTGAATTATTAGTAAAGCCATGGTATCTACAAATGTGCTTAGACTTTCCTGAGCTTGGTGATGACTATAAATTTAATAATGCAATTGGGATTAACTATAATAACGACAATATCTTTGAAGAGGCTAAGCAGAACGATATTGAGGCAAAACGTATAGCTGCATTCCAAGCCAAAAAAGGAGTCATGAAAGACGACGGTACGCCGTTCTTCTCTACTGAATACTTAGTTAGAAAAGAACTTAAACTTACTGAGAGTGAGATTGAATCAAATCAGCAGTGGTTTGATCAAAAACTTGAAATTGAAGCGGAAGCAGCAGCTGCTGCACCTGCCGCTCCAGCTGCACCAGCTGCACCAGGCGGAGCCGCACCAGCTGCCGCAGGAGCCGCTGCTGAGGCTGGCGGTAGCGAGACCAAAGAAGGAGGCGAAGTAGGCGCAGCTGGTCAACTTTAATAGTTGATAGTTTATTTGTATTATAATCTAAAAATATATTTATGAAATCACCATTAGACATGGCTCAAGAGCTATCTGATATTCCTAAGGCTGTTTATGACAATCAGTTAGAGCTTATTGAAACAAGCGATTTAGTAGAGTCAAACGAAAAAGCTATCACCGAACTTGAGATCGAAATAAAGTCACAAGTCCTAAATGCAGTAGACGATGCTGGAAAAAAGATTTATACTAATGATGAAGCCAGAAAAATGGCATTCATTAGCGACTGTAACGATAGTGCAGACTATTGTAAATTGATTGAACTGCGTTCTGATCTTTCTAAGCAGATACAAATCAAAAGAAGCAAAATTGAGATGTTAAGTAATCAGCAAAGAAACTTACGACTTTTTATTCAATATTTTTCTGGGATAGATTCGAATATTTCTTTTTCTTAACTGACTTAAAAAATTATAACATGTTAAATAATTCAAAAATAAAGTTTGTAGTAGTCGGTGCCGGCCATATCGGAAAGCGCCATGCAGAAATGATACGAAGAGATTCAGAAGGCGAGCTAGTCGCAATGGTAGATATTAGATCCCAACAAGAATGTGCAGCTGAAGATTTCAATGTGCCTTTTTTTACCACAATGGAAGAACTTTTTGCAAGTGGATTAGAATTTGATGTCGTCAATATCTGCACTCCAAATGGTTTACATGCCGAACAGTCACTAAAGGCATTATCGGAAAAGAAAAATGTTGTTTGCGAGAAACCTATGGGTTTAACAAAAGAAAGCTGTGAGCGAATCCTATTTAAAGCACTTCAAGAATCAAAGCATGTTTTTTGTGTAATGCAAAACCGTTATTCACCTCCGTCTGAGTGGATTAAATCAGTAATAACTGACGGGTTAATCGGCGAAATTTATATGGTTCAATTGAATTGTTACTGGAACCGCGATGATCGTTACTATAAGTTTGGTGGTTGGAAAGGAACAGCAGATTTAGATGGAGGTACACTCTTTACTCAATTTTCACACTTCATCGATATCATGTATTGGTTATTTGGAGATATAAAAAATATTCAAGGAAAATTTGCAGACTTTAATCATCAAACTACAACCGCTTTTGAAGATTCAGGATTTGTTAGCTTTGATTTTATGAGCGGAGGAATGGGAAGTATAAATTATTCTACCTCTATTGCAAACCAGAATTTAGAATCTTCAATGACAATTATTGGAAAAAACGGTAGTGTAAAAATCGGCGGTCAATACATGAATGAAGTTGAAGTATGTGCTATTTCTGGATATGAAATGCCTATTTTAAAAGAATCAAATCCTGCAAATGATTATGGACCTTATAAAGGTTCTGCTGCAAATCATAATTATATTATTTCAAATGTTATTGATACTCTGAAAGGCAGGACTTCTCCTACAACAAATGCACTTGAGGGTATGAAAGTAGTTGATATTATTGAAAGAATCTACACAGTAAGAGATAAAAATAAGTAAGCAGTTAATCGTAAAATGCAGCGATCTTCTCTTTGATCTCAGGGATGTCTATCAACAAAACCAGAATATCTCTATTTGAAACTGAATCTGGATATAAAGAAGGTTCGATAGTAATTCTTCTTTTTCTAGTTTCACTCACATAGCTATAGATTTGGTCTTGCGCCGCTCTACTTAGGCTTACTGGATCTACATTAAATTCAAATAGGTAATTATCTAAGTTTAAACCAAAATTAGCTTCTCCTAAGACCTCGCCTTTTCTAGTAAATATAGTCATCATTATTTGTTGAATAGTTGCTTCAAGGTCGTCGGTTACCTCTATTTTGTTGGCCTGGAATTTAGGATCGTTTTGATCCCTAAAATATATGTCCCTAAGTTGTGCCATTTTCTTCTTTTTTTATTGTCGATGTAAGAACATCCAGTCAGCTGTGTTCTCACCTTTCATCATAGTTAACACAGTATCCATTTCTTTTTCAGCAGTAGTCACTACGTTTTGATAGTTAACTGTTACTCCGCCAGGCAAAGCATAATTAAATGTTTGGAGAAGATGTGATAACCTTACTTTTGCATGTGCACGAACGTATCTTTGAAACAACTCGTCTTCATATAACTTGTCTCTATCTAGTTTTTTAAAGACTCGAACTACTGCTGCAGTTGCCGGAGATCTTCCTAATACACCCAATAGCTTAGTGTTTTTGTTATAGTCATATGCGATAGTATCAATTAACATGGCTTTACTTAAGTCTAGAAAGGAAAACATTACTGTCCTGTACATAATACTTTCTCCAATGAAAGGAGTCAAGAATATTTCAGCACCTATAAATTTCTGTTCTGCAAAATCTCGGTCGATTGATCCAAATATAGAGCCGCCTTTTGCCTCCTTAAAATCTACAACAAACTGTACACAGTCGGGTAGTATTATTTGGCGCTTCTTTTTAAATTGAGGGGTACTAAATAATTCTTTTGGAAGTAATAGATATTGAGATTCGACAGCATGTCTCCAGTTGTCATAGAAATAACGACTGTCGTTTTCAAGAATTCTAGTTATTTCTTTTTCAGGTAACGAATAAGGCAACGCTCCCGAAAAAGTAATCTCATCAATTATATCAGCTATTAGTTCTTGTTCTGTCATCTTGTTTTATTGGTTTGAACCAGTCCCACCACCATCTTTTTTATCACTAAATCTTACACTAGATTTATTGATGTCTACCTTAAAGTCAGTATCTCCATTTGATCTACCTAATGCTCTAAGATTCTTCTTACCTATAACTTCATCCTGTTTACCTGCTCTAGCCATCGACTTTTGTAAAACCTCTCCAATGGCCCTCTCTTTAATCTTCTTCTTCCAATCGCTGTGGAATATCATATTCATAGCCCTAGTAATATCTACCTCTTCTAGAGTACCTGAGTACCTACCTGGGTTTCTAGCGGCTTTTTCGTTAGCTAATTCTTGAGCTATAGCAATGATCTGAGTATAGAGTCCAGATAAGGTACTTTGGACCATACCTTTAAAATTACTAGGGTAAACGACTTCTCTAGTCGATTCATTAATGAAATCATTATATGTCTTTATTTTTCTATTCATTATGCAGTAGGTGCGGCTGGTGTAGCTGGCGCAGCAGGTTGTGCTGGGGCAGGTTGATTTGCTTCAGCGTTCTTTTGTGCAGCTTGAGTTTTAGTAACTGCTGCATCATATGCTGTCTGTAAATCTAAAACCTTTTTATCTTGAGTAGCCTTTTGAGTGTTTAACTGAATTTGTATACTCTTTTCCTTTTGTAAGTTATTATATTGAGTTAAAAGAGCAGGATCAGTTGGCACTCCCTCTTCTTTGATCATTTGAGGATTTGCACCAGTAGTTACTTCGTCAGACGTAGTAAAGTTTGTAAAGTTTTTAATGTATCCCATCTGTTCTTCTTTTTTGTTATTTATTTCTTTTTATTTTTGACTCTAGAAATTGCTTATACGTCATGATTTTTCTTTTCTTTTCTTCTTTAGGATTAGAACCAAATGTACTAGTCATTCTACCGCCTGCTAAAAAAGGAGAGTTATTCCAATGGGATGGTACTGTTGTACTTGCACCTGCAGTGTACATTAGATGATTAAACCTTTTTTCGTCAGGCGATGGGATTATGTAATTTGCATCGGTTCCCATGGTGTTAGCACCATACCATTCGTTAGTCGTCCTCATTGGTAGTTTTAAATAGCAGCTGGTTCTGTTTCTGTTTCTTGTGGAAAATCAAGGTCTGTTGCAGGCTGATCTAATGAAAAATCATTAGTCTTTGCTTCAGGTCCTGCAACTGGTGGAAAGTCTAAATTAGCTTCTTTATCTAAATCAAACTCTTCTCCTCCATTTACCTCATTTGCTAAAGCTTCACTGTTTGCTTCAATAAAAGAGTTAAGTCCCATACAAACTAATGGGTTTATCTTATCACAACGTTCTATAAATTGAGAAACTGTCAAATTCATTGGATCAAAAGCAGGAAGAGCAGTTTGTTGATTGTCCATCGGCTCAGTCATCGGCTCAGTCATCGGCTCAGCAATCGGATCAGCCATCGGATCAGTGTTGTCAATTTCATCAGTGTTGTCAATAAATTGATCCATTGATAAAATTTTAGGTGGTACGGTAGTCTGCATATGTGATTGCATTCCTTGATCATCTTGAGGTTGATCGTAGGTCTCGTATAGTTTTCTAATAGTCATAAAATTCTTCATTTGATAAAACTTATTTTTATTTAGTTTATTTATCCTAAAACTTTTTATATTTTACTAAATATAATATAATAACACAATACCTATGAAAGAAGATAATTCAGAGTCGATTAAGGAAAAGCTGAAGGCATCTATAATACAAAAAGCAGATGCAATTAAGGATAAGATACTTTTAAGTAAAGGATCGCAAGATTCAGATTATTTGCAGATATTGATAATGGTGGATGACGAGTTAGATGATGTCTTACTTAATTGGGAATCAGAAGCTCTTAGTGCTATTTCTTTTGGAGACGATGACGAAGACTATTAGTAAGGTCTTCCATTTTAGTCGCAGCCTTATGTCGCGTTTTCTTTTTTAACTTAGGATTGGCTCCATATATCGACCATCCATCTGGTCCTTGATTTATTCTT